TTTCCATACCAGAACCCGCCGTTGCTTTTACTACGTTTTGAGTATCTGTAATTTGGTCTTTTAGTTCACCGGCTTTTTGTGCCATTTCCTGAAACTTTGGATCGCTTTCGGACATATTCATTAACTCTTTAGTTAACGCCCGTAATTCAGTCTTTAAATTCTTTGTAGCTCCTTCATAATTACCTACATTTCGTTGGTGTTGCCCGACCGTTGCATCAACTTTTTTAAGTTGCGAATCTAAATCCTGAACTTGCCGTAAAAGTTGTTGCCCCTCCGCCGTGTTTTCCTGATTTTGTACCGCTAAATCTTTGTATGCTTTGCGTGCGTTGTTTAATTCCTTTGATAATCTTGCATATCCACTCGCTTCGTTTTCGGACGCTTTTACCGCCTTTGCGCTTTCCGCCGCTAACCTCGATTTTTCCTGTGATTCAGCTTTTTGGGTTTTGATTCGTTCCTGTTGTAAACGTTCCTGTTCCTTTTCGCTTTTTATAGCCTGTTGTTTAACCTGTTCTTGTAATTTTTGTATTTCAATTGATTGCTTTTGAATCTTATTTGCCTCCGCAGTTGCTTGCGTGAATTTCTTAATCGAATCCGAACTATCGAATTTAGCATCGCCCAAACTTTGTTTTAACGTGGTCGCGGTTTGCTTAAACTCATCGTTAATTTTATTCAAACTGATTAAAGTTTTTTCAGCCGAATCCCGAATACCTTTAAATATGTCTTCGGATTCAAATAAATCTTTACTGCTAATTTTTTTTGCCATCGTTCATTTTATTATATCGATTCATTTCGTTTTGCAAATCAAAATATTCTTTTGTAGTTATGTTTTTAGGATTAATCCACTGACCTAACCATTTCGAAATATGAATCAAACTTTGTTCAATTGTTACTCCGGATCCGTTATTATTTAGCATCTGAATTAAACTTTGTTCAACCATTTCAATTTGAGTTAATTTAAACCTATCATTTGTTAAAATATAATCGCATTCGTAAAGCGCTTTTTTCTGCATTGTTTTTAATAGCTTCAAATAAAGCTTTCCTAATCCGTATTCATTCAAGTAAGTATCATAAATCTTTTCCCACATCACTAAATCATTCTCGTTTGTGCCGTTTTCAGCCGTTCTAACGTACTTTAATTCTCCATTAATACATTTTATCCAATTGTATAAAGGCAGTTCGTTAATCGAGTGAAAATAACCGGTCAATTTCAATTGCGTATCGTCGCTTTGTTTCCTCGCGTAATTTATCCAAACTTTCTTCAGTAAGTCCGATAATCCCTTCGCCAAATTTTGTAAATAAGTTCGCATTTTCTTTAATTGGATCCGCATCGATTTCAAAATAATCTGTTCCCAACAAAATTAACATACTTTTATAGAAATCGCCCGTGTCAAATAAATTATACGGATCGCCCTCTTTTTTTCTCCCGTTGCTTAACTCTTCGGTTAACTTTGAATAAGTTGTACGCCCGTTATCTCGATTTGTTAACGGTTTTCCGTCTTCATCAATACCCTGTTCCATTAATTGATCGTCGCGAATTAAATCTAAAATCCAAACTTGAAAATCTTTGTCACTAAAAACATGATTCCAAATGATATCCGGATCCATTAGGATTTTTGTATTTCGTAGTAAATCGTTTAATGCTTGCATAGTATAAAAAAAACGGGCTAACCTAAGCCAACCCGTTTAAATTAAAGGTTGAAATTAAACCGCTGTGAACGTTATCGCTCCGATAAAACCATCTTTTGCCACGCTTAACGTGTAAACATCCGCTGGTGTTAATGTTTCGGAAATCTCATAAGTTCCCGCCGGTGATTCAACAACCGCAGTAGGTACTCCAATCAACGTCAAAGTAGTTACATTGTAAAGCGACCAATCGGAAACAGTATTTGCACCCTGAAAAATAATAGGGTTTATTGCAGTACCGTAATCAAATGCGGCCGAAACCGTAATTGAAGCCGCTGTTACTTGACTAACTTCAGTTAAATTAACATCAATTAAACCGCTTAAATCGTTGAAATTAACCAACGCTTCGCCCGTTGTAATCATGTACATTGTTGACTCATCAAATAAACGATAAAAATCGAATCCTAACATAATTTTCTGAACTGTTGAATCAGTTGAAAACATGAATTTTGGATCCCACGACTGCTCATCAACCGGAATAGGGTATAAAAAACCATTAGATTTTGAACCAATCAAATTTCCGTTAACGTCAACAATAAAAACTCCAAAAGAAACGCATCGACCAGCGCTTAATTTTCCTAATAAAGTTGGCGTTGAATCGTCACCCCAAAGTTCACCGGCAAAACTTCTTTTACCTTGACGTAAAAACGCCATCCGGCCGCTGTTCGCCTCTTCAAATTGTGAATCCGCTTTCGGCAATTCTACGTTTTCAAATTCAGGAATCGGAAACCATCTTTTTGAAGCATCCGCCTCATTAATTAAATCACTCCACGTCGGTAAAGCGATTGATAAATCGATTCCGTTTAAATTACCCTGATTGTCCTGTAAAGGAACCATGATTAATTTACTCGTAACCGATTGCAAAGGTACGCAACCCGGGCGCCCTGTGTTGGAAAGTCCAACGTTACAATTACATCCTGCCATTTTTTCTATTTTTTTTAAATTAACATTTACAATTTTCTTTGTATTTCGTGAGTTTTATTTTTAACTCTACTCCGCTCAAATTTGCGTCCAATATGTTTTTGAAATATCCGTTTTCCTGTTCCGTTCCAAACCTACTGAATTCTATAATTTCCCAATTGTCAACGCGTAAAAAACTGCGATCACTTTGAACAACCTCAACGAACTCATCCGCTAATTTTGTCATTGGAATTACAACTTGTTGAATGTGGTCTTTTGTATAAAAATTAAGTATGTCGGTTTCGTCTAAAAAAAAGATTCTTAAATCGCTTTCCCACGCGAAAACGGATTCTTTACCGAATGAATTATATCGGATTCCATGAAGTAACCACACTAACGGCGTTTTCTGTGTTAAATCGTTATTTACTATTGTCCACTCTCGATTAGCTTCAATCTTAGTTCCTGGCACAAAATAGGGCGTTGGTAACGTAATTTCCCCGTCAATTATTCCCGCTTTAATCCAATTATCGTAATCGATATCAGTAATTAAAAAAGGTATTTGTTGAGAATCTATTATCGTTTTTCCTATTCGGGCCCACTTCGTGTTACATACGGTTGTAAACTCATCAGGCGCGGGCAAATAAACGCCGTAAATCGTTGGACTTATTGCGTTAACTATGCTTTCAATCGCGTTTGAAATATCGTTTATCATAACCAATATGCTGTTGATTTTGCTATTCCCCTGAACTTATTGTAATTACCGATTCCAACGTAAATTAATTCAATTATCGCATCGTCGTTTCCGCCCGGAATAGTGAAAGTGTCACCGATTTTATAATTTTTCCCTGCATCTGCGATTGTAATTGTATCAATTACGCCCGCTCCATCTTCTGTAAAATCAATTATTAAACCGGTTCCAAATCCACCACTCAAAGCAACGTTATTCGTAGCCACATAATTAGAACCCCCCGAAACAATTCCGAATGTAACGGCTTGACCTATTGGGGGGTTGTTATATCTTATGTAACTTTGAATTGATCGATAAGATCTAATCGCTTCGTTGTATCGCGTGTAAATCATGGAAAAACCTGTATTCGCAACCTCCGAGTTTTCGCTCAAAGGTTTAACGTTTCCGTATGGCGTCATTTGGTTTACTAAATCCTTTGCATATTCAAAATAAATAAAGCCTTTCAACATTTGTAAAATACCTTCTGAATCCAATTGATTTGAACTGTAACCTACTCCGTAATTGGTGTAAAAGTTGTATCCTAAATCCTCACTGAATTCATTAAATATTTTTATGAAATTTGGGCTTTGCGGAACGTTGTTTAACAAGTCGCTTTGAAACTGATTATATAAATCAATTCCTAACAAATTTTTTAAATAACGCGGTTCGTAAATATCAATATAATCTTGCAATTTATTGACATCGTACATCCCCGTATGTAAAGCGTATTTTCCAACAAAATCTTGAATGCTTAAAATCATTTTTTTTATTTTAGATTTCCGTAACCTTTTGCAATAAACCTCGAAGCAAGTTCCCCGTTTATTTTCCAAACTGATCCTTTTGGTAACGTGCGAAAATTTCCATTTCCAATAAATTCATAAATTAAACTCGGATCCAATTCAACGGGTTTTTTTGCTTTTGGCGTTACCGTTTCTTTTGTTTCTAAATCTAAATCAAGAACCTTTTTTTTACGTGGTTTCTTTTCCATATTGAACTAAATTATTACAATTCTAACGCAGCGATTGCAGTTGCTAAATCAGCCTCCACGAACGCGTTAAAATCATTGTTTCTAATATATTGAACTAATCGAGCCTCAGCAATTATTGTTACCATGTTACGAGTAAAATCGTCGTTTTCATAACCAACAGTTAAATTAACCGCCTCGCGAACTTTTACAATTAGTTTCGTGAAATCACCTACTAAAATTGTTCCGGCCGCAACGTTGTTTGAAGCAACTACGATTAAACCAGCTACATTTTCAGCCCCTGTAAAGAACATAGGGTATGTATATTCGCCTGTTGTCGTTTTCGTTAACTCAAATTTAGCTTTGTCTTCAGGATTCATTACAACGTGAGTTGGCATAAAATTCGCCGCTTCGATTTGTGCTTTTGAAACTTGAATAACGTCGATTATATTTGCCGCAACAATTGTACCCGCAAAATTACCAGCTGCAAACGCCGGAACGTTACCGATTAAACCGTTCAAATCCGATCCACCAGCTCCATTCAGCATTGAGTAATCAATTGACTGCTCGATTTGTTCCATTAAAACCGTGTTGATTTCTGATCTAACGAACGCTAAATCTTCCAACATTTCTTTTGAAACTTTTACGAATCCAGCAACTTTTTTAACCTCGCTTGAAACCTCTTCCCATTTAATTTCACCGTCTTGTTTTAATTCAGCTTCCGTTGACCATGCGCTTGATGCCTGTTGCGTTTGTTGAATATAAACTACAAATTTTGACGCTGTTGTTCCTACGTTTGCAATTTCCATCATTCTACGCGTTGGACGTGCAATTCTGTTAACTTCAGGATCCAAAGTTGTTAACGCGTACGTTCCTGAATAATCACCGTTGATTGTCATTTCGTCCGCTTTTACTTCTAAGGTAAAGTTTTGACCTTTTGCAACTGAATCTTTTATCGTTTTGATATTGTCCGCGTATGCTTTTGACAATTTACCCGCCAAACCTTTGGGGCTTTTTGATTCAGGTGCTTTGTGACTTTTTTCGCTTTGCGCTTCAATACGTCCTTCCATTTTCGCGATTGCTTTCATTAGCTCATCACTTTTTAACTCCAAAGATTTGATTGTGTTCAATTCAGATTTTACTGAATCCAAATCCGCTTGCGTTAATAAATTTTGCATTTTTTCTGCAACCATTTTATTAATCGTTTCTACTGCCATTTCTGGCGTCATGTTTTCCGTTGCCGGTGTTTCGTGTTCCATCGTTAAATTTTTAAATTATTTATTACATTGCTCCAATTAAACGGCTCATTCAACGGCTCGCATTTTACGGATTGAATCGTTATCGGATCCGCGCTTGCAAGTGTTATTAATTCACTGTTTAAATATTTTATTTTCATTTCCATTTCATGCAACCTTTCATCGGTTCCTTTGCCGTTTACAAGTGCTTTCAAACAGATATTTAATTCGTTTGTTATTCGTTCAATACGGGCGTGTTTCTGTTGCCCTTTCATAACCTCGACTACGTTAGTCATTTCGTTCGCTCCAAATGTAACCGCGCTGCCTTCGTAAAGTTTAACCTCATTCACTGAAAAATATCCGCCCGCTTCGTTTTTAGTATCCGGGATCCATTTTGTTTTGTCTTCGATATATTGAAACCCGATTGAATGTTCGCGAATTATTCCGTCTTCGTAATCCCTGAATGCATCTTCGCCTTGCGTTGAAGTACCCAATTCACCAATCGCAAATAATCCGTTATCGTCTTCATTTAATTCAAGGAATTTTCCTATTTGCATTTCCCAATTGTGGTGACGTAAAAAAGCGATTTTTCTGTTACCGGTGCTTAATGGCCCGCGTTCCTGAATTGATTTTGTAAACGCCCCTTTTTGAATCATATCATTATCGGAATCTATGTTATCAAACTTCGCTAAATAGATTGCAACTTTACGACCTACTGAATCAATATCGCGAATTTCTGCGGATGCTTTTGTATTATAAAGGTTATTTCTCATTTTATATACTATTTCTTTTGTTTTATCGGTGTGTAAATATCATTTTTTACACTGTTATATGTTAAGCAACGATCTTATTTCCTCTTCATTAACAATAACTCCCATTTCAATAATCGATTTTAGCGTTTCGGCTTTTACTTTTTGGGTGTTTGCCTTTTGTAACTCATCCTCTTGTAAAACGGGTACGTGGTCAAAACAAGCTTCTAAATAATACCCCTGTTGACTTAATCCAAATTGATGCATGATTGAATCGTACATCGCTTGCGTTTCTGGAATTATAGTATCCTGATAAACCATTTTTAAGCTATCTCGAACGTTTGAAAATGTAGCCCCTTTGTCACTTGAAAAAAGATTGTAATTCATTCCGTACGTGTCGATAATTGCAATTACATCAGCTGTTAACTCCTCAAATAACATTAAATCGCGCGTTGGGTAACTCATCGGATTCCACGTAACGTTTGATTCAGTAATCATTATTTCGTCCTTTTGACGTCGGTACCAATCGCGCTGAATCTTAGTTCGCTCTTCGGGTGTCATTGGAATCGCCCCGCCCATATCAGAATTTTGTGAACTTAAAATACCAATCGCGCCTAAATTTTCAAGTAATACATTTCGTTTGTTATATTGCGCCTGAATATTTGACAAAGGGAATCTAAGCGAGTCTATTCGTGAAATAGGTTTAACGATATTCATTCCATCCGCTGTGGTCAAATATAAAGCCTCTTCCCACGTAATTAACTCAATTGTTCCATCGTCGTATGTGAACTGAAAAGAATCAATAAGATTCTCTTTATCCATTTGTTTTAACTTTTTTCCGCTTAAATTAATCCGGATTTTGTTATTTGGTAAAACAACCATTAAATTACGAATCTCAAAGGATCTTTTTGGTGCGTATGCAACTACATTTGAATACAAAGCATCCTGAACGCTCATCGAATAAACGATATCGCTCCAACTTTGAACTGCATTCGGTTGAATAATAAGGTCATTTAACCAATGATTTTCAACTAATTCGCCTTTTGCATCGTACAATTTAGGTTCGTTTCCGCTCATCATTGATGCGCGTTTATTTATTACCATGCGAAGCTCTGGAATGTCAACAAACAATCGCCACGCGTCGCCCGTATCTAACCAAACCGCTTCTTTTTTTCCCCAAACTTGAGCCGTTGGCGGTAAAGAATTACGAACAATATTTGAATATCGATCGCGATTAAATAAATTATCTGTAAAGGCTGTAATAAATTCGAACGCCATTAAATAGTTTTTGACAAAATTAATCGAAAATAATTAGCAATTCACTTGTAAGTTAATTTTTTTTTACATAAGGTGTTTAAACATCGACTGCGCGAATATCGATAAACCCGCCAAACAATCGGGCGCATCGTCATTTTTGTTTTTTCCCTCTTTGGAATAGTTTAATACATTTTCAATAAATAATTCGTTTTCGGGCGTTCCTGATTGAAGGAAATTAATTCGCTGCTGAATAAAAACGCTATTCATTAAAATCCTTGTTTGTTTGTTTGTTGAGTTGTGAACTTGTAATATTTTTGTTTTGACATCCTTTTGAAGCATACGCGAAAACATCGCACCCATCGAATTGGATTCAACCCGGCAATAAGTTACTTTCCACTCATTTAATTTGGCCACAATTAAAGGCAACGTAACATCGGTATTCGCTTTATTGAATACGTAATCCACTAAATAGAAATCTTTGTTTATAACTGCGAGTATTGCCATTGCCGTGTAATCCGCGCCCTGATCCGCAACGTCAACGTAACCAATACAACCTTCGATTTTGTCTTTTATGCTGTTTAAATCGGTTGTAGATATAAATTTCAGGTCACTGAATAATCGACCTTTTATGTCAACGGGTTCTTGCATGTATTCAGCTGCCCAAATACTCGGATCCGTGCGCTTTTTTTTGGTCAAATACTCTTCGGTTGTCATTACATCTGTGCAAAATGACTCGTTATTCTCATTTAATGCAGCGACTATAATTGATTTATCGTATATTTTTTGTTGAATATTCCTTCCGATTACATCGTTTATACTCCAACGCGTTCCAATATCAATACGGGCGCATCCACTTTCGAACCTTGAATCGTGAGTCGCCTCTTTCCATTGAATTATTCGATCGTTTACAGTATCGCTTAGCGCGTCTTCAAGGTTTCTATATAAATCGTCGGTAACGCCTATTTTTGTCGCTCCAAAACCGATAATTGTACCACCAACGCCCGCACCAAAGTACCCAACTTGTTTACTGTGGTTTGTATTCCAACCTTGTAAATTTGCTTTATCATCGCTCAAATGTACGTGATTAAATACTTGTTTAAATTTATCAGATTTTACGATGGTTCGAACATCATAACTGAATTTCAAATATAGGGTTGCCGTACACGTGTTTCGCATTACAGATTCCGTTGGGTTGCGTCCAATTACCCACGCACAAAATAAAGAGGTCACGTAGCTTTTACCAGCTCGTGGCGGCATTGAAACGCTGAGCGAATTTATTTTTTTCTCTTCAATTTCTTGGAATGCTTTTGCGATTTCGTGCAAAAATACTCTTTTGGAAAAAAACTCGTGATCGTAGAATAGGCAAAATTGCCAGAATTCACGCCTGCATAGTTCGTAAAGTAATAATTGTTTAATTGCCAGCTCACGTTCATTCACTTTTTAATAAGTCTTTTATTTCGTCGGTTGTTAAATCGCTTAAATCTACGTTTGTTTGTGTTTGTTCTATTTGTTGAACGGGAGCGCCGTATGCGCTATCTAAAACTGCTTTATAGGCGTTTGTGTCTTTTTGTTCAATTGCTTTGTCAATTTGTGCTTGGTGCATTAATAATTCTTGATCGTTTAAATCAAGTAATTCCCTTAAAATTGTACTTCGATTTCTCGCTCCTTTTGGGCGTCCGTTTGGATTTCCTGTTTGACCTTTTTCAAACTTTTTTAAATTATCTAATCGATCAGCCATTTTCGTTGTTTTTTCACTGTTTAACGTACAAATTTACGTTTTTTAAAATATCAATTCAAACAGTCCATAAATTGCCAGCGCGATAATTACCCGAATTAAACTTTTATACGCGTGGTTCTCATCGTAAATCCATTTTTGAATTGGTATCGCAGTCAACCACCAACACGCCGTTAAAATGATTCGATCAATTACAAACAAAGCCGTAAAAATCGGTAATATTAAAAATCCTGTAATTACTTTTAGTTTTTTCATGTGTCAAATTTAGTTTAAATATTTCTTAAATCAATTTTCTGCTCCGTTCCGTTTGGATGCGTTACAATTAATGAAGTTAATTTTCCTATATTCCATGTTCCAAATTCAACTTCGTATGTTTCAAAGTTTATTTTTAAGTGGTTATCATTTGGTAACTGCGTAAAACATTCAGTTTTTGACGCGTTTTTTATTTCAGAGCAAATATTTTCAATCATTTTCTACGTGTTTTTTAATTAGATAAAAAGCGATACCGATTATAAAAATAAACCAAATCAGTATCGCAATATTTCTTAATAGCATTGTTCCCTTTTAATTTGATAGTTTAATTCCTCATTCCATTCCATTAAATCATTCTCGAAAACTTCCATATCAAACCCGCATAATTCAGGTTCGTTAAAAACAATTTCCTCAATAGCTTGACAAACTAATTTCCTGTTACGCTGGTTTAAAAATCCGCTTTTAAATACGTGCTCCCAATCGTACTGTTCTAACCTTAAATCCACGCTATCGATTACGTGGTCGCCGTTTTTAAGTGTAATGTTAAACGATACTTCGCCGCAAAAATTCATTTGCTTGTTTCCTATTTCAATGTTGAAATATACTTCTTTGTCGCTGAATTCTAAATTAACGATTTTGAAGTTTCTGTTTTTAAATTCTACTGTTTTCATATTGCTTGTTTTTATATGTTAAAAAATTTGTTTACTAAACTTTCAGTAGTTTTAAAAGATCCATTACTTGATCTAATTTCGAATAATTTAACGCTTTCAATTGGACTCAATGCGCGAAAAATTAAAACCTCTTCACCCGCGTAAATTCTAAATCCTTCAGAAGTTTTGATCGTTGTTTTTGCAGTTGCTTTCATATACTTTGTTTTTAATTATCTTCAAATTTAATATAACTTTTTGAATAAACAATACATTTTGAAAAAAAAAAGCGAAATTTTTTATTTTCCGCTCTTAATTATTACATTCCTTTTGAATAAAGATACGTGGCCACGCGCTGAATAGTTCGATTTGTAACAGATTTTCCGCTTAAAAATACGTGTATATTTGATTGATGTAATTTAGCATCCACACAAAACGCATTTAAGGTTATTCCTGTTTTATTTAAATATTCCCGAAGTAGGTTCCGCGTAATTTGATCACTGTTCGCAATTATTTTTGTCGCTTTCATTTTTAAAAAGGTAAATCATTGTTTACAATTGGTGGCAAAGGTTCGGTTTTAACCTCGTTTTGTTCACGTGGGTCCTCAAATGTTAAACTCATGTATTTTAATCCTTTTGCGCTGGTATTAATCCATGCGCTAATTTGTTTGGGTTCCCCGTTTATAATTCCGTTGCCTTTGTAGTCGGGTTGGGTTTCTTTTTTTTTATTGTCGTTTTTAAATAACGCTCCTGAGTTGTTTTTTGTTTCCATTTTATTATTTATTTGATTAGTAAATCCATTTTATAAACCGTCGAATTAATCCTAATTTCTGCGGTTCGGGTTTTTGTTTCCTGTTTCTTTTTATAGGATCTTTTTTTATTTCAGTGAATAAATTTGCTTCAATTGGTTTTCTTTTTAACCTGTATTGTTGATTATATTTAAATATGTAATTTCTGCATGATTCAATTAAATTTTTTGAAACCGGTATTTTTTCGTTCCATCGATAAAAATCGTTTGAATCTTTGTAAATTACATTTGATCTTTTTAAAAACGTTATCCAAGTGTTTGACATTTTATATTTTGTAAATAAAATATTTAAACTTTTTAAATCTCCTGAATTAATTTCCATTTTAATTATTGGTAAATATTTTTCATATTTTACCGTTGAACTTTGCTTTGTGTATTCCTGTTTCATTTTATTATTTATTTATTTGTTTTTAACTCTTCCCTACAAATTTTGATTATAAGCGAATTACTATGTAACGGCGTGTTATTGTCTATATTTTCAATTATATGGCTTAAAACGCCGCGTAACTCCTTAATTTGGTTCTTTAAATCGTTGATTTCTTTGTTTACTTCAGGTTCCATTTATTGAAATATTAATAGTTTATAATTCATTCGTAATTTTTCCTTCCAAAATTCTGATTCATTTTTATACGCTTCGCAAATTGCTTTAAATTTTCCGTAGCTTGTATTTTTTGATTCAATAATTTTGGCCGCTTTTGCTTTTCCAATTCCTTTTACGCCTTTTATATTGTCGCATGCATCCCCAACTAAAAACAGTTCACAAAGTAAATTTTCGCAATCGGTTTTTTCCATGTATTTAAACCCTTTTCGAATTTTAAATTCTTCGCCGTTTTCGTCGTATCTTTTCAGCTGGTAATAATCAAAATGTAAACCCTGAATTTGTTTTAAATCTTTGTCAATTGAACAAACAATATAATCCTTTTCATGAAGTAATTGCGTGTTGTAAAAAATAAGGTCATCTGCTTCGTATTCGTCATGAGCAAATGAATTATTCCAATAGTCAATCAAATAATTTCTTAATTCAGAAATCCAGCGATTCGGTTTTTTACGATTTGCTTTGTATTGTGGATCGATTGCATATCTAAAATTATTTTTACATTTCGTGAAAAAATATAGCGTTTTTTCTACGTGATAACTTTGTTCAATTTCGTTTAAAATATCAAAACTTATTTTTTCAAAACGATCATAACCGCGCTGTAAAATTTCCATTTCAATTTCAAAGCGTAATTTTCCGCTTTTTAGCATGTCCCGGATTTCTCCGAAACTGATAACCTTGTAAATCGATTGATAAACAAGGCTATCCGCGTCGAATAAAACTATTTTAGATTCCATTTTCATTTAAGAAATTGATTTGATCTTTTGTTAACTCAAAACGGGCTTCAAGTGCTTCGCGTGTAAATTCACTGTTTTTGATTTTTTCAACCGCTGCGTGAAATCTTTTATAATCTAAAACTTGAGATCCGCTCGCGTCATTATCCACGTCCGTAACCAAACCTAAAATACTGCTTAAACAGTACCTACGGTAGTAAGTTATTCCGGATCCAAAACATTGGTGTTCGTTCATTTTTGCCAATTGAACGCTTGGAATTAAAGTACTCGATTCAAGTTTTTCACCGCTTTCGCAATGGAATACAATCGTAACTAAATAATTTTGCCCTTCGTGGCTGTTAATCATTTGAGCGAATCCTAATCCGTGTTTTTGCATTAATGGATTGATGGCCTCAAAGATTTTAGGCAAATCCGCAAATTTGTATTGATTCGCATATCCTGTTGATCCTTTGTGAATCACTTTAATTTCCTGTTGGAATGCAGCTAAGTTTTTAAATAAATTAATCATTTGCTTTGTTTAAATTGTTTCTAAATTCATTTGCTTCTTTTTTGGAATAAAAAGCCTTAATTACTTCTTTTCCAATCATTACCGTAAACGTTGGAAACGTGTATGGATTTTTTGTTTTTACTGTTGCTTTCATAACTCTAATTATTAATTGTTTACAAATGTAATATAATTTTTTAATATAAACCTAATTTTTAAAAAAATATTACAAAAATTCTTTTAATCCGTTCGCGCACCGCTCAATTGAATTTGCGCGCTCGTAAAGGCTTTTAATTTGGTTTTTAATAGTTTCCTTGCAATCAGTTGTAAAGTAGCCTTGTGAGGTTGCTATTAACGGAATTAAGCTATTTGAACGAATATAGTTTACTAACTTTCGTAATCGTGGACCGGTTAATCTTATTTTATACCCTCGATCACTCAAAAATTGATTCATGCGTTTTACTATTAATTCAGCTTTTATTGGGTTGTTCTTTTTATACGCCCTGAATCCATGAATTACAATTGGTAAAATTTCCAATTCCTTATCCGTTAATTCATGCGTGTAATTTTCAAAATTTGTAACGCTCATATTTTGCTATATTTATTTTTAATGAATTTCATTCTTTCAATTTGTTCTTTTGTTGGTGAAAGTCCTAAATACTTACAAGTGTGATCGTTTTTTAAAATTGTTATTCCTAATCTTTTCCAGCTTGCTACATCGGAATTATGGCAACTTAACATATCTAAATGATCTGGTAAACTTTGTATCCTAACTCTATGCAATGTTTTACGACCATGAGCCGTAAAACCATTTAATTTAAATTCAATATTATTATCTGTTAATTCTTGAATAATTCTATCGGGTAATCCGCGTCCCACTCTTCCCCAATACCTAATTGATTGAATGAAACGCTGCTTAAAATTTACAGCTGATTTTTCTGGTAAAGTATCTAATAAAAATTTAACAAACGATTTCCACGTATGCCCTAAAGGTAATTTAAAACTATTATAACTTAATTGTTTTCCATAAGTTGCAACAAAATTAGCTCCATTAACACGTGCGCAAAGCGTAATCCAAACATGAGGATCAATAATTCTGTATAAATTTAACGATGATTTACTTTCGCTCATAAATGGAGATGCAACTCGCATTTGGTGTATTGATAAACCAGCTTTCCAAAACATATCATAAAGTTTATTATAATCCCAATCAAATTTACAATTAGCAATCCAAACATCTTCAGTTTTCCAATCATAAATAGGGTAACAATTATAAGCATGTTCAGTATTTCTTTTAGTCCATAAATTACCTCCATGAGTTTGTTTATTTTCATTTACAATTGCACGCCATCTATTTAAACTTTCATGTGTTCTAATTCCAATTAAACATGCACATTCTTTGCCTTGCGAATACCATTCTCCAAATTCATCCCAAAATTCTTGATAACCCATATTTTCACGAAAAAAAGGAAACTCATGATTATTAATATTTACTATATATTTTTCTTTTGACATTGGTCTAATCCAACGATGCTCATCTTTCGAGCCCCAACATTGCCAATCAATTTCATAACTTGAAACCGTACAAGGTAAAGTAATAGGCAAACAACACCAAAAAACTTCTAAAACATCTAAGTTTTTTTGAATTATTCGATGCATAAAACTTAATGACTCTGTATAATTAGCTTCATTATCTAATATCATTAAACCTATTTTTCGGTTTGGGTAATTTTTCCTTAATTCATCAATCATTAAATTAAGCATTACACCCGAATCTTTACCCCCTGAAAAAGACACATAAACTCGTTCAAATTTTTCTAAAATGTATTGAATTCGATTTACTGATTCATCGTATACATTGTTTTCTAATATTTTAATCATAATTCTAATTTTAATTGCTTTACTTTTTGCCTGTTTTCAATTTCTATTTTTTTATATGCGTGATAATACTTTGATTTTATTTCTGTAAATCCAAGACTTTTTAACGCGTAATCATTTTTTAAAATCGCAAAACATATTCTACGATATGAAGGGACTTTATTTCTAATTTCTAATTCATTTGGAGCCTCGTCCGGTATTCCATTAGAATAACATCTTTGCTCCCACGTTTGAATGTATTTCTCTATTTTTTGTTTCATATTCTAAAATTATTTTTTCAGCTATTTTATTTGCGCTATCTTGTTTTTTTTTATTTAATAAACTCCATGCTATTCGAGTTAAATATTCAGGAGCGTTACATTTATACATACACGCCGCCGCACCTAACCACGCTTTTCTGTTTTGATTCCTATTACTTAAATTAACATCACTTGATATTTTCCAATCAATTAATATTTTTTGACATGTAATGTAAAAATCATTTGGGTTTGATAATAGATTTATGCTTTCAATTACTTTTTTGTCTTTATCAATAACATCACTTGCGTTATACATTCCACACAAATAATCTTCCCATTTTTGATATTCAATATAAATTTGTTCCATTTTAATTTAATTATTATCACTTTCCCAAGCGTTACTAAATTCTTTATTTGCAAATAATGAAGCTAATCCTGTAATTTGTTTCATTCGTAATAATTCATCAATACTCATTCCAACGTGTTTACAAATCCACGCGTCACCTTTTCCCATTTCAACTAATTCAGTTACTATTGTACTCATTAATTCGATTGAATGAGATCCGCGTGCCCTGTTATGTCTTATAGTTGAAGCCATTCTATCACTTCTGCCTTGTTTCCATTGATTAATATTTACAACAGGCAGCCTACCGTGAACTCGTTGTTTAACCTCTTCAACTTCTTTACCTACTCTATTTCTATGAAATCCATCAATTACAGTTATATTTTCTTCTTCTTTAAATGAAACTATTGGTTGCGTGTAACCATCTTCCATAATTGATTGTCTTAATAATTCCATTTCAGGAGGTGCAACTGCATTTGGGTTGTAATCATTAGCCCTAACTATTTCATTTTTCACCCACAAAACACAATCAACAGGCTCGTTTCTCATTGGTGAAATTTCATGTAATGCTATTTTAATTTCATTAATAGCGTCAATTTGTTCATCTATACTCAAATTTTCATAATTTGGCATTAATTCTAATAGTTTACTTTTCATTACGTTGTTTTTAAAGATTATAATTTCCATTTGAATCGTGCGTTTCATTTCCATTTAATGGAGGATTAAATACACTTATTAAAATAACTTCTGTTTCTGCAAAAAAAACATGAGGTTGATGATTATCTACTAAATACGTTACACCTTCATATATTTCATGTTTGGAATTTGTTGTCAAATCAATTAAATAACCTTTTCCAGAAATACAAGTGCATGCCTCTTTATGATTTACATAATGCCATTTATAACCTCCACCTTTATTTATTATTGTTTTCATTAAAGCAAATCCTAATTGATCGCTTTTTAATACTGATCGATAACTTGTACCGCCCTCAAATTTAACTCCTGTTAAATCTTTAAAATTAACTGTTTTCATATACTTTGTTTTTAATTGTTTTCAAATTTAATCTAAATTTTTAATATAGCAACTATCTTTTTTAATTATTTTCAATATTTTTTATTTTTGCCTTGTAAATACTAATTATTTCTTTTAACTCATTTGTTGAAAATTTGCGCGTTTTATCGGATTCATGCTTTAAAATACAAAATTTGTAAAATCCAATTTTAGTAATTAAATTTTCCCTGTATTCAATTAAATTACCGTGTAAATATGTATTGCAATATTCACACTGTAAATGTACGTTGTCCTCGTTAAATCGAACGTTCCAATGGTTATTTGCATTGTAAAAATGTCCCGCGTTTTCCTTTAATGCTGGTTTATTACACGAAATGCAATTTTGCCCCGCATCACGAAGTCGAATAAATTTATTAAAAACCTGCTGTGCTAATTTTATGTAATCCTGAACGGTCATTAATTCCGCTTTTAACTTTGCTTTTCGCTTTGTCCATTGCTTTTGCTTTGTTTCGTTTATCCAGTCGGTAACACAATTTGGTTCGAAGCAATTTTTTTGTAAAAATGCAATCGGTTCGAAACTGTTTTTACAATACTTACATTTTCGCGCTTTCATAATTTTATAAATTTAAAAATATGTTCAATTACGGGCAACGTCCATCCATCGCCTAATAAGGATCCCGCTTTTGCTTTTGATAAAATACTTGTATATCCATCCGGGAAACCTTGTAATCGTTCCATTTCTATTTGATTAACCGTTCGAACTTTTCCATCCTTATATGAATATAAATTATTATTTGATTCCATTAAACAAGGGCTTTTGCCTTTTGTAACGCGCCCGCGTCTGGTTGTTGAAGCGCTACCAACATTTTCTTGTAAAAATAATACTTTTGGATTCAGCTTTTTAACGTGGTTTAATATTTCAACAAACGTAAAAAATAAACTTGATTTTTTGCCGTTTATTCCCGCGCGTTTTCCCGCTGCGCTTAAATCTTGACACGGCGAACCGCTTAAAATTAAATCAATGCTTTGCCAATTAATATTCCATTCACGCCATTTTGTAACATCGCCAACCTGAATTGTGTCCGGGAAATGATATTGAGTTAATTCAATTGCATACGGTTTTATTTCACTTGAATAATATTTATTGACTTTTATACCTACATTTTCGAGCGCTTGCCGTCCTGTATTCATTCCATTAAATAAGCTAACTACATTCATAATCCATTTAATAAATTTCCAATATGAATATTCAGGCTTTTATTTTCCTGTTTTAGCTTTAAATTTTCCAACTCTAAATCGTGGTTTCTGCTGTTCGTAGCGCGTGTTACTTTATCGCAGTGTGTAAAGTATTGGATTGATTCCGCAACTTCGTTTAAACTTTCACGCATTGGATCTAAAATGTCGCTACGTTCCGGGTGCTTTGCTTCAATCTCTTCAATCGAGTTTTTTAGCCTGTAATAAAGTACATTTAATCCGGCTTTTCTTTTAATCATTTCAATCATATTTTCATTTTTTTAAAAAGGTAAATTATTTTCGTTTGCTATTCTTATTTTTTCACTCGTTGACATTAATTCGGGTACGTTACCTAATTTTAGTTTTGTTGGAAATTGATTTGAAATCGGTTTAATTTCTGCTAAATCTTTTCTATTCGCGTAAACCTTGTTTCCTAAAATATCGAGCATGTAATATTGGTATTTTGAAACATCCAAATACATTTTATATATACCGTTTTTTGAAACTCCTTTCGGCTTGCTTTTAGCAACTTTAAAATGTACTTCGTTATCTTGATATTCATTACCGTTTTTATCGTTTAATCCGGCCGGTGGACGCCATGGAATTAAAACCGTTAATCCTTTACGAAACCAAACTTGACCGCCGGCGAAGTCGCGAGCCGTTGGCATTGGGTAAAATGTTTGATCGTTTTGCGTAATTGGTGCTTGATCCCGAACGTGGTTTATTATGCAATTGTGGCGTTTTGTTTTCCTCGCGTTTTTTCTGGCCATTCCTAAAATTCTACTCAAATATTTATCTTCGCGCCCTAAATCCGATTGTATATACTCTTCAGTTAATTCATTCCATGGATCAATCGTTGTCGTATTTATTGTTATTTCGTGCGTTTTTTCAATTTCATCGACTAATTTATAAAAATTTTCTAAGGTTAAATCTTCATCAATTGGATCCACGACAATAAAATGATCGTTTACAAACATTTCAGCTGTTATTTGTTCGCCTTGACTCATCGAAAATTCGCCGATTGTGTACGGTTTCCCGATATATTTATGACAAAGTTCTGAATAAACTTCGGCTGCGCTTCCTGTTTCTGGTGAAAAAATTACATGTTTCCAACCGTGTAAACAACTTAAATTAATTAGGAATTCAAACCAAATTTCTGTTTTTCCACTTGCGGGCGCCGCTCCAATATAGGTTGTACAACCCTCTTTTACGGTGTACGGTAATTGTTCAAAATCCCAACCGATTGATTTTCCACGTACATTTTTCACGTGCCGAATGTTATGTAATTCAGGCTGTAAATCGCTTAATCTTTTATACATTTTATTCGTGTATTATTGGTGGACTGTAAACGTTACCGGCATCCGTTCGTAAATATCGAAGCGTATTTAATAAAGTTGTTTTCCAATTAGAAATTTTCCTTTGTTTACCGTCCACGTTTACGCACCAATCATTTACTAACCAACTTTTGTACTTCAATTGAACATCTTGTTTGTTTATATTTGGAATTTGACTAACTGAATAAGCTAAAAATTCATCAATCGACGGTATAGTTATTTCTTTATTTTCTTTCTTTTCTTTATTGTTAGTGGTTACTCGCTGGTTATTCGTTGGTTGCTCGTTTGTTGTTTCGTTGGTTTCTATTTGATATTTTTCGTAGTTAACTATTTGAATTATAGTACCTTGCGAACTTGTAACGCTGGTTACTTCGTTGGTTGAAATTAGCTTGTTTAATGCGGTTCTAATTTGTTGTGAACTTAGTCCCGTTTCACGTGCTAATATATCGCGGCTGGTTACAATTGATCCTTTTTTTAGTTCAATTCCTTTAAATCTTTTTTGCTTATAATTAGCTTTTAAAACTAAATGCGTAAACAAACGAAAACAATTATTATCGGAATACCATTCCCATTCTAAAATTTGCCTGTGTAATTTAATCCAGCCGCTCATCTCTAAATGATTCTAAAGTTTTAATCAATGTAAACGCCTGTTTATTATCAATACAAACAGTTTTTGATTCTCCATTTTCAAAAATTTCAAAACAAATCCAATCACCTTTTGAAACAATCATTTTATCTTGGTCATTAAATTGACATTGTAAATAAATTTCATTCATAAATCTAAATTTTTAAGCATAAAAAAAACCTCTTAAATCCTTTGGGGTCTGACGTCCAAATTCATTAAAAGGTCTTAATAACTTCTTTAGGTTCTATATTGTCAGACCGAACCGTTTGCAAATATACAAATTATTTTCTAATCAAACTCATTATTTATCCAAATTTTTAATAATTTTCTTTTTTGGTTTTGATAAACCCTGTTATTCCGAACAATTAACAGTGTGTTATGGTATCGCGTTAAATTGCGTTTTGCTTTCATAAATAATCGCCCTTAATTACTTTATTTCTAACTAAAAAATTGTGTTTTACAAAACTTGACATTTCACGTTTGAAATTTCTGTATTCCCAAACGGATCCTAAATCATTTGAATTTATAAACTTCATTTCTTTTTTAATATCTGAAAAATAGTTTATTTCGGATCCGCTCATTTCCTCGACCAACAGATAATTATTTTTGTAAACTTTTGAGTAAATTGTCCCGATTATTTCATGCGAAACAATTACCGCAAACGGTTGCTTTTTTTCGTGTAATTCAGCTATTGTATAAAACATAACAAAGCGAAACAAACGAAACCAGCCCCGTAAACATCCAACCGTAAAAAATTATTCTCTCAAACATATTGCAAATTTAGTTTATTTTTTTATCGTAGTAATTGATATTCATTAATATTATTTTTTTGCGCGTAATCCAAAAGGATTTCAACGCATTTTTCAAGTTTACGACTGCATCCTAAATAGTTTTGTTTGTAATCTTTATTAATATGCACCACAAAATAATCGTAGGTTCCGTATTCGTGCTTTACAGTACGTTTAAAAATGTGTTTATACCTGATTTTTTCTGTTTTCATGTTAATTTATTTTACTTTTTATTACAAATTTTAATTCTCCGTTAATTTCCGATTCTTTGCTTTCGTGGATTGAATCCGGGTAAAATTGAACGAAATTAAATCTATTTGCGTTTCTTGTTTTTAACGGGTTTTTTATCTCACTCGAATACATTTGTACTCCCGAGCCTATTAAGTCGCTTAAAACGGCTAAAACACGCTTTAAATCGACTGCGTTTGTGTACTCTAATGATATGCTAACCTCTTTTGTACGTTGTTTTGGGTTTTTAAAATTCATTTTGTGCTCATTTGTTAAAGGTTTCATTGTAGTATTGTTCTGCATTCATATTATAGTGTGATACATTTTCACCACCATCATAAATGCCACAATCAAAAGCATAAATTATCTGCTTTTTTTCTTCATTTAATCTATTTTGTGCATCTGTTAAAGCCAATTCTAAAATTTTTAGTAAAGTTGGTTCTGAATCTTTGCATATTTTCAATGCTTCTTTAAGCCACTCAATATGTTCTTGCATTGCTGTTTTCATTCTATTCTGATTTAAAGGTTATTTTTCTCTAATTCTGCAAGTAAAGCATCTGCTATCATAACAGCAGCATATGGAACATTTTCAGCCATTTCAGTTGGGATATTATGTCTACCTGCAATTGCTTGAACTGATAATCCTGTTGCTATGTGTACAGCAAAATATTCTCTTTTGGTTAAGCCTATTGGTAAATCATGTGGTGTTTGATTTATAAAACTTTGTTCAGCACCTCTCATTGGGTCTGGATAAATTGGTTCTTTTCCGTTTTTCATTCTATTCTGATTTAAAGGTTAATTATTTCTTGTTTAACTTCTTGCCAATAAGAAAACCTATTTGCAAAGTCTTTTTCTATTAGTTCTTCAATTATTTCATCAACTGCAATTAAGGCGCATTGTTTTGCTGTACTTGGAAACATTAATTCACTTGGAGGAATACAACCTTTTCTATTAAATGGGTTTCTGTATTGATTTATTAACTTTTCTGCTTTTTCTTTCGGTGTCATTCTATTCTGATTTAAAGGTTTCGTTGTAATTATTTATTTATATGGTTTTGAATTAAGCCAAATTGGGTTACTATCCTTTATAGGTTTTTTATATTTTTTACCCTTTTCATAAGCATCTTTCATCTGCTCTTTCTCCATTTCTTTGGCTTTGTTGAGCAACTCTAACCTTAAAAGACCATATTCAAGTTCACTAATTTTTTCTGCTAAAAAGTCAAGAGTTAATTTTACTTCTTGCTCTGCGTACCATTCTACTGCTGTTTTCATATTTTACTTTTAATTACCAATTTTAATTCCCCGTTAATTTCGCATTCTTTACTTTCGTGAACCGTATTTTCAAAGCTTTGAATAAAAAAAAACTTATTGCTTTTATCCTCTTTCTCTAAGCTTTTTAATTGTCCTGAATGCGTTTCCTTACCCGAACTAATTAAGTCGCTTAAAACGTTTAAAATATGCTTTAAATCAACTTCGTAGGTGTACTCGAAAGAAATATCTACGTGCTTTTTGCGTCTTTGTCTATTTTTCCAATTCATTTTGTAGGGTAATCGTTTATAACTGATAAATAATCTAAATAAAGATCTACGTTAAAAGATCCACTTTTTTCCTCAGGTGTGTTTTTTGATCTCCATTTTCTAATCATATACATTAAATTAGGCTTTAATGGAATAAACGTGTTTACTGCTTGTTTTTTCATAATCATTTCGTTTTTGTTTCAACAAATTTAATATAAATAATTAATATAAACCTAATTTATTTTCAATTATTTTCAATTTATTTTTAAAACCCTTGTAAACATTAGGATTTCTGAACAAAAAAAAATGATATAAAACACAAAATCCGCCTATTTCTAAGCGGATTTCATGCAATTAAGTAAAAACAAGTATATCAAAGCATTCAAATTTAGCGTTTAAATCTCTTTAAAACAAATTTTATTATTCTTTTTGCAATAATTTTCCATAAAGCGCCCGTTGCATCAACTTTCACCTCGATCCCTTCAGGCGTTTTTTTAATATCAATATCGATCTTTTTTCCATCGTAGTGAAATTCTTTGTTTAACTCATCTTTTACTACGTTAATATCAATGTTTTTTGTGTCAACGTCCAATTTAAAATTTGTTCCGTCCTTTTCCAAATTAATATCTACGTTATCCGTATTTATTTTAACCGTTTTTTTCTTTGCCATTTTAAAATTCATTAATTAAACATATTGAAACGGCGCTAAAATCTTTTGCCATTTTAACCATGCGCTCGTAATCCGCGTTATTATTTAAAACCAAACAACCCTCCGACCAACCGCCAATTTTAGTCGCTATTTGCTGCGATCCTTTATTGTAAGTTGCGCCGTGAATATTCATGTTAATAATATCGGTTTTTATTTCGGTTGTAGGGTTTGTTTTTCCATCCGCTGTAAAATCGCGCTGGTATGGAATTCGTTTAACTTGCCGTAATGCTTCCATTTTGCCCCTGTGCAACCCGTAACAATATGAATCGTAATTCCATTCATCCGCTCGCATTACCGCCGTTCCTTTATTTCCTTTATTTGTCGTGCAACTTGTTACAAATTGAAATTGGTTAAATTTAAAAATATAAACTTTGTCATCAAACACGTCGTTTTGATCCTCATTCGATCGAACGAATAAAAGCCATAATCCGGCCGGAATAAAAGTAAAAGTTTTTAAACTCATTACCCTATCGAGTAACTGTTTATCGGTATAGCTTTGTACGTTTGTCATAAATTTTTTACGTTAATTTACGCTTTTTTTTATTTGGTAAAATTGCGGCCGCTTTTTGTTTGTTAAATTCAGCTTTATTGTTTTGATTGATTTCGTTTTGTTTATCTAAGCATGCGAATAAACGCGCTTTTAAATCCTGAACTTCGAAATGGGTGTAACTAAGCCATAACGCCAAAACTCCGATTGATCCGTGTTTTTTTATTACTGCTAAAAATTGATTAATTGGTATCATTGGTCAAAAGTAATAAATTTAAAAATGTGTTTTTAATAATAGGTTCTTTTTGTTTTGAATTTATCGGAAACTTTGCATTTTACGCCCGCTTTTCTTGTAAATGGATCCGGGTAAATCATTTCAGGGCTTTCACTTACAATTACCGCCAAATCTTTTATACAGTAATCGTGGTTATGCGCGTTGTAATCGCTTATAAATAGTTGGTTTTCACTAAGTAAGTAAAGATTAATCATTGGTGCCGTTATGCATTTTAAACTTGCATCAACTAAGATTTCGTAATCGGTTAAATTCTCGCGTAAATTTGAACGCATTTCCCTGTTATTGTAAATCAAATTATCGATTTCCATGTTCGGTTGTGAATTACCAATAAACCCGTTAAATCGCAACGTACTTTCAACGTTGGATCCTGTAAAATCTATTCCCTCGATTTGTTGGTTTAAATTAAAAAACGCTCGTATTCGTGCCGTTCCAATTGCATTTTGAATTGTGTACGGTTTTAACCTGTAATTTCCCCAAACATCATTCCCTATTATTCCTGAAATATTCCACTCGCGGCGTAATTCATAACATCCGGCTCCGTCACTCACTAAAACATCATACCAATTTATAACTGAATAATACGCATTTGGGTCGCTTACAAAGGTTATCGGAGTAATTACGTACGTTGTTAAGACATTATCTTTATATAGCTTAAAATCGAATGAATCAGCCACGTTTGAAAGTTTAATCCAAACCGCTGTTTTATCATTTTTCCACGTATCCGAACCCGCATTTCCTAAAACTAATTGCTCGCAGCAACAATCAATATATCCGCGATCCTCTTCAATACAAGTTTTAGGTAATCTAATCGAAGTATATTCTTTAAAAATACGATCCTCAAAACCGCAATTTATTTCACACTCTTCGGTTTTCGTGTAAAAACTCGTTGAAGTCCAAACCGGGCTTTCAGCAATCGGGCACGGCTCTTCGTTATTTTTTAATTCATTTTTATAAGGTGAACTACCTAAAATTTCTGAAATATACCATGTATCGGTCGCGTTATGCCAAACATAATATTGCGTTCCAAAATAAATAAATTCATAGTAATTGTAACCGTTTAAAGTTCCGGCAAATTGCATTTCAAAAGTTAGATTTGGTAATCCTCTTTCAACGTTTCCAAACGTAATTTTTAAGCATTCACACATTATATTTCAAAATTAGTTGGTTCTCCTAAAATAATTCTTATTGATTCATCAAAAATTATATACCAAAATTCAAGTTCTGAATAGTTGTAATCTACCCAATAAATGGTTTCATCTACTGGCGTCTTTGGTAGTCCATAATAATCAGCACATTGCTTTCGTGCATCAATGGCTTCTTGTTCTATAAAATATTGGTAGCCTTTTACTTCCATTAGTATGTTGAATAAAATGAGTTCATATTTGTTTCAATGCCAGTTCTATTTGATGTTTGGTTTGAGTTAAATAAAACATATTCAGATAAGTAACCTCTCCCAGTAATAGTATCCGAACGTCTAACTCTATTTAATAAAACATAAGTAGCGTTAAAACTTGCCAATGTTGTTGCTGATGTATATGTATTTGTATTATTAACAGCCAATAATCTATTAGTTGTCGCTGTTGTATGTCGGGATATAATATATAATTGATTATTAGTATATGCTAATCCAGTTATAACATTTTCTGTACCACCATTTCTAAACAATCCAGTGATATTAGTACTACTTGATGCAATACTTTCATATTGATTTATGCTTGATGTACTTGATAATCCAAAAGAACCAGTGGTTGAGGCACTAAAATCAGGAGCTCTAAGTATAAAAGCAGAATGGCTAACTGTAGCAATAGTTGATGTTAACAATTCTTCCAAAAATCTCTCTGTTGAACCAGCAAATAAAAGCATTGAAGGCTTTGAATTTCTTGTAATTGTAGCACCAGATGAAACTATCAACGGTTGTCTGTTTAATGTTCCTTGACCAGCATAATTATTAACTCCGCTTTGGTCATATATACGAGTCACAAATCCATCTCCAGCTCCGCAAAAACTCAACAATGAACTTTCATCAAGTAAATTATTTGAAAATCCAATATCTTGCTCTGTGTTATCAGATGACCTTCTTACTCTTATTGCACTACCTGAATAAGAAGAACGTAATTTCCTAAGTGAATAAGCAACTGAAGCACCAGGATAGTCATCAAGTAAATAGTTGTAAGGTGTTGAAGCCTTTGGCATCAAAGAAATTAGGCTTCTGTACATACTCCAATAATATCAAATTTAGTGTCTGTTGAATTATAAATACAACCAATATAAGTTGTTTTATTTGCAACGGTTATTATTGGTGCGGTAACTCCTATTGCTCTGAAATTAGTTCCGTATGCAATACTTCGTGCCGTTCCATTGTCCTTAATTCTTATAATCAAAGATTGACCCTCTGAAAATGTACCCGTTGGATTTGCTAACGTTAAATTAACCGCCTGAGCTGTAATTGTTACAATATCATTTGTATTTATTGCCGTAACCGTTGCACTCGAAACAACTAATTGAACGCGCGCATCTAAGAACGTTTGAT